TATTTTGTAGAAGCTTCTGCAAGAGTAATGCCGTGGAGAGAATCCGTTAAGGAGGCAACATTAAGGGATTACGATGGGGAACCATTGTCAGGAGCTGTTGAAGTCAGCATTTTATTTTTATTCCCCAGGCCAAAGAAACATTTTGGAACTGGGAAGAATGCAAACAAATTAAAAGCAAATGCTCCTGTGTTTGTGATTGAAAAAAATAGGGGTGATTTAGAAAAGCTTGAAAGATCAACTTATGATGCTCTATCTCAATCCTCAGGAGGAAGTGCAATTCTTGATGATTGCCTAGTAGCAAAGAACTCTAATATGAAACGCTATTGCATAGATGGAGAAAAACCAGGCGCTCTTATCACAGTGAGCAAGCTTTAATACCTAAATATTCTCCCCCCGTAATATTGGGTAATAATCCTATAAAACTTGCTTTTATTTTCGGTATACTGTAAAACCAGTTCAAAGGAATCTTCCTAAGGATCTAAATGTCCACCCCATACAAATTTATTCAAACAAGAGCTGATTTTGGGCAATACATTCTGACATGGTTCAAAAAGAATGACTGGCCTCAAAGCATTACTGAATCAGTAGCAAAAGAGATTGGGATAGAGGGCGGCCCCTGGGCCTCACAAGTCAGCACAGCAATAAATGGAAAGCTAGATCCTAAGGTTGCTTTTTTCATAGCTAAAGGAAATTTCAATGCCTATATTCATGCAGGAGATTTTAGAAAAATTAAGGATATAAATTTGAGAGATAAATTAAAAGGGAGCAAAGCATTTACCCATAACAATGGAAGGCCATTTGATGGGGCTGACTTTTTTAAACTCTTTACTGGATTAATAGAAGTTCCAAAAAAATATAAAACAGAGGGTAATGAATTTAATGATGCAAATTTAAGAGAATATCAAAAATTAATGATTGAACATTCTGTAAAAATCAAGCGTCAAGAGATGCTAAAACCCAAAGAATTTTGGGAACTATATTTAAAGCAGCCTTATACAAAAACAATAAAAGCAAATGACTTAGATATTATTAATGATTTGCTTAGGGAAGACCTTGAGATGTCAAGGGAAATTGTTCTTAGGTTTGGTAGAGAATATGGCAAATGTCCGATGCTGCCAGGCTTAAAATCAATGTCAAAAATTAAACTTAGTCCTAAACTTTTGGAATTAAATCAAATGATGGAATCAGCCGTTGCTAATGAATTAGGAAAAGATAAAAAAACTAAAAGTACAAAACCTAAAACAGCCAAGCAATTAAATAATTAGTTGTACCATTTGTAACTATACGTTCTATATTTGCTAATCTTTTCAAAATTGTTATTGCTTAGGGGTATTTCCTCGGTATACTACTTATACCGTTAGGGACTTCGACATTACTAACACAACTTACAATGGTGCAAAAAGCCTTAACGAGGCAGAGGAAATAAAAGACCTTCACACTGCACTACTTCAATTTCAGCAAGAAAAAACCGCTGCTGGACTTGGAGAAACAAGTGGACAATTTGGCCACTACACAGATTTAAAATCAACCTTGCTTGCCGTACAAGCTGGTACAAAATATGGCCTAGTCCATCAAGTAAGTTTCCATCCAATTGGGGAAACAACTGTAATGGTTAGATTGACCATTACCCATATTTATTCAGGGCAGGAAATCTCTTCTGAAATGCCTGTTTCTACTGAATACCCAGGAGCTAGGAATCAATCCCAAGCTTTTGGAAGTGCTGTTACATATGCCAAGAAATACCTGTATTGGGGCTTATATGGCCTAGCCAATGCAGATGATGATGGCCAAGCTGTAGAAACCGTAGAAAGCAGCCAAAGGGGAACATATAACAATTCCCCTGTAACTAAAAGGCTTACTCCTAAGGAGCAAGACATCAAAAAATCTGAAGATATAGTTGAGGAAATAAGAGTGATTTATGCTAAAGATCAAGTTGGAGGAATGAAAATAATTGATACTTGGCTTGCAAAACATTCAATTAAAGTAGAGTTTGGACCTGAAGCAATTTCAACTCATGAGCTATATATGGATTTAAAAAAACAAGTTACTGCGTACAATCTAGATCAACAAAAAAAGAACAATGGCAATTGAAGCAGAAGACTTAATAGCTAACGCTAAAAGCGACCTTTCACAATCAATTGTATTACTCCTAAGGAGGCGTTCTTTTTACAAAGATGTCAAAAGGCCTTCTAAGTACAAGGAAACAAACGTCCAAATTGCAACCCTTAGAAAAGCACTTAATGCACTTGATGAAAACAGTAAAGAGAAGGTATTGCCTCCAAAGCCCAAACGGATTCCTCATCCATCGAAATGGGGAAATCAAGTTTTCTCTTGATTGCTTGACTTGGGCAAATAGCCCAAACAATGCAACAAGGTTTTAACCAATCGTTCACCAATGACAACTGAAAGCCAAGAAGAAGAAACAGAAGCCTTTGTTGATTCTTTCAAGATGACACATGAAGATTTTAATGAATACTTGGTTCAGTCAAAACTTGATCCAAAGCTGTTCAAAAAATACTATAAGTATTTAAAAAAGAACGGATTAAATAGATCAAGTGGAATAAAAAATATATTAAACATTTTCTTCTCAAAACCAATTCAACAATTTATTCAAAAGAAAAATGACTAATTCTTCAAAAAACTTTGAACTTGCTCTTCCTCTTCCAGTAAGTTTTTCAGTCCAAGATAACAAATATGAAAGCAGCAAAGAAAAGTTTCCAAAGCTGGCAAAGTTCTTTATCCCTTTAGAATCTGCATATGATTTTGCTCAACATATCATGAGCCTTTGCGATAATGAAAAATATCATAAGGATGGAAAGGTCTTTGATATGAATGCAGGGGAACAGATAGAAACAAAAGGTGTTGTCATCTGGGGCAAAGGAAAAGTAGGAAGTTTTGATGAGGATGGCTATGGAGCATATGGATCATTTAACCCAGTAAAAGCAGAAAGAAAAGAAAAACAAACTACAGATGAAATTCCTTTTTAATGGAGGATTCTTTTTTTGATAATTTTGAATCTTTTTCCGATTCACAAAAGATTGATTATCTATTGGCAAAGGTCAATGAGTTATCAACACGTTTAAATTATCTAGAAAGAATTTATTACACCAATAGAGATGCAAACCTTCTAAGTCAATGAAAGCAATTAACCCAACTTGTCCAAAATGTAATGGTGGCTTTTCAAAAGTGACTAATACCAAAATTGCAGATAATTCTTTTCTGATCAGGAAGAGAGAATGCTGTGAATGTGGTCATGTTTGGTTCACTGCCCAATTGCCTGAAACTGTCATTCAGACAGATTCAATTGTAAGAAGATTTGCAGAAGGAAATTTACCTGAACTTTTAAGCGCTTATAATCTGCCTAAGGAGGAAGACTAAATGCAAAAAATCTTTTACACAAAAACAGAAACTCTTGAAGCGTTAAATATGGATAGAAAAACCTTTGAAAGATGCTATCCATTGTTTAAGGTTGGAACCCACTATATACATAGAAACCCAATCAATAAGAAGAGTCCCAGGCTTTGGGATCTAGAGAAAGTAAGGAAGACTTTAATGCAACCAATGAGCGCATTGAACAGACTTTTAGCTTAGTAGTACCTTTGTACGGTTCTTCCCATTGCTATTCCCGAGGGGTAACAGTATACTGTATACAGATGGATTAAATTCCATCCGTTGCCCAGGCGCCTCCTGGAACGTACCAATCCCTTAGGCAAGGCGGTCCACGGAGGGCAACACGTAATCCTCCGCACCGTTAGGAACACCGATGCCTCGGTAAATCTGGAGTAGTTCTCCAGTTGTTTGGAAGTCGCTCAATCAACTGAGTGGAGAGGATAACAACCTTATACACAACAAGAAGGGGAAGCCCTTCACTATCGGAGAAAAACAATTGGCTAAAGCCACAACAGTCCCAGCAAACGCTGGTACAAGACTTGTTCTATATAACAAGAACTTAGACCTTGAATCATCAGAGAAAGGTCTACAGAGAAGAGTCCACAACCTAGAAGAAGAAGTGACAGTTCTTTTTGCTATCGCTGGAGTTGCTGCTATCTCAGCAATACTTTTCTAATCATGTCAAAACCACGTTCTTGGAAAGAAGCCTTAGCGCATCCAGACATAGATCATCTTGATAATTGGGGTAAACCAAAAAAAGGTTCTCCAGACGAATTTGATCCTTATCTATGGATACAGCTAAAAGACCACGTTGAAAATCCTCATACAGGAGAACAAGGCGGCGGCTTCTTTATCTCAGGTTTAAAAGATTTAACAAGTCTTACTGAGTTTTGGAACTAAAAACCAGCCCCATTAACTTGGGGCTTTTTATTTGCTTTTAAATTAATGAGAACAAAAAAACAAAAGAGTAAAGATTGGTTTGAAGTACAGCTTTATCATGAATTCCCTGTAATTGGAACAAATGGACAACCCCGTTTTAATGCTATTCAAACTGATTTTGAAAAAGTAAAAGGTTCAGTAAAGTACTCTGTAAACAAAAACCCTGCTTATGATAGTCATTTGATTGAAGTTCATAACCCAAAAAATTCTTTTATTCCTTTTTCTCTTGAAATAACGGATTAACCCAAAGCTGGGGAGCCTGATGACGAGAGCTTATTGATTCTTTGCCCCAAGGGGGCCGTCTGAAAGCCATAACCAAAGCAGGGCGGTTCTTAATTTCACTCCGAGATTAATGATTGACTTTTCCCCCAGCTCGAATTGATCAAAGCAAATTGCATAATTTATTACCCCTCGGTATACTGAATGAATGGCTGAAGAGTCATTTCTTTATCGGAGTTAAATCATGGGTCAACTAGCTGACCGCCTAAAAGCAACCCTTAAAAAAGTTTCAGCATCAGATGCAAAGCAATTAAGGGAACTGGACAAATTACTAAAAACAAAATTGCCTCCTTCATAGGGAGGCTTTTTTATTTCAATTTTCTTCTAGCAACATCTTCTTCTAATAAGTCTTTGATCATTGTCTTTGCTCCATCTAATAAATCCACCAAATGAACGGCGGCGGTTTTAACTTGTTCAATATCGTCTAGTCTTAAAATGTGACTTTTTAGCTTTGCTAATTCAAATTCATGAGACAGTCTTTTACATTCATCTCCCTCGTTCATGATAAGGCAAACTAAACTATATATATTCCAGCGTATTCAGTAGCGTGGCAGAAAACAATTATCCCTCAGGAATTTACAAACCAGAAGATCCATTGACTCCAAGCAATGATGATAATCCAGGTGATGACCCTTCATGGATCACTGGCCCAGTCTTGGATATGAGCGAAAATTGGCAGCCTATAGATTGCTGCATTGGAGGCACTCAATACTTTAGAAGATACGCTTCTACCTTTCTCCCTCAGGAGCCAAAAGAAGATGAAAGCGCATGGGAGCGAAGAGTTTCTCATTCAACGCTTTCTCCATACTGTGTAAGAATTGCAGAACAAGCCGCTGGATTAATACTTAGAAAACCTATTCAACTATCAAGTAAAAATGAAAATGGTGTAGTTGATCCATATTGGGAAGAGTTCGCCAAGAATGTAGATGGCTTTGGAACAGACATAGATGGCTTTGCAAGGCGTTTAGCTATTGACTCAGTCCTATATGGTCATAGCGCTGTTTTAGTTGACTACCCAAGCACTGAAGCCGCTGATAATTTGGCACAGGAAAGAGCCTTAGGATTAAGACCATATCTGATTAATGTTCAGGCAAAAAATATTTTAGGCTGGAGAAAAGATGAAAGTTCTCCAATTGCACCGATTACACAAATAAGAATTAACGAAATTGTTAGTGAACCATTAGGCGCTTTTGGTGATCAAATGGTGAGACAAATTAGAGTTTTAGAAAATGGCTCATGGAAAGTTTATAGGCAGTTGGATGATGAATGGTATATCTACCAAGAAGGAGAAACAACACTTGGAAAGATTCCTCTAGCTGTTACCTATAGCAGCAAAGAAGGGGAGCTAATAAGCAAGCCTCCACTTTTACCCATAGCAAATTTAAACATCGCTCATGGTCAAAGAACCGCAGATCTTAGCCATTCCCTTCACGTCGCTGCATTGCCTATTCTTGTACTTCAAGGATTTGACGATACAGATAATGAAATTGGCCTTAGTGCTAACTCGGCAATTCTTTTACCACCGGAAGGCAAGGCTAGTTTTTGTGAACCTGCCTCTTCTGCATTTGCAGCTCAACAGGGATTTATTACTGAGCTAGAAAATCAAATGAGCAATCTTGGAATATCAACTTTATTTGCTCAGAAGATGGCAGCCGAAACCGCTGAGTCTAAGCAAATTTCAAGATCAGATTCTGATTCTCTTTTAGCTGTAGTTTCAAAAGATTTACAAGCTTGCCTGCAAGAGGCTTTTGATTTGGCCGCTGCATTCATAGGAATGGAAGCGCCTTTAATTAATCTTGATAGAGACTTTGACCTTGCTCAATTAGACGGCTCACAAGTTCAGCAATATCTACAACTATGGATGAATGGAGCAATAACTCAGGAGACACTATTAGAGCAACTTAAGAAAGGTGAAATCTTGCCTTCTGTAGATGTAGAAACTGAAATTGAACTGACTGGACAAGAGACATTAAATACTATGGTTTCATTACCTCCAGATGATGAGGAAGAAGAAGAGACAGAGCTACCTGATCCAGTGAACAGCCAAGAAATGGAAAGTTAAGTATTATGCCTAAGGAATCAGAATTTTTTAGGTATGGATGCAAAAGCTAAAACTCCAGAGAATAAAAATTTAATACAAAAGATTCAAGACAAAATCCCAGACCGTTCAGAACAGTTTGAGTACATAGGAATTGCTGTCAGATTGATCGTAGTTTTTTGGAGCGGCAGTCTGGTCACATTAAATTACTTACCTAAGATCCCAGGATTAACAAGCGGAGAAAAGCAGGATATTACATTCCCTGCAAGTCTTTTAAGCTCTTCTCTCTTATCTTTTGGCCTTGAAAAAGCTGCTAAAAATAAAGAAGAAGGTGAAACAAATAACAATAAAAAAGTAAAAGAAGAATTAAAAGAATTATTAGGTGATACTCAATTAGTCAGACTAGAAAGCACAGTAAAACTTGTTCCAGTTGAACAAAAAATAGATCCAGTTTCTGGAAAAACCATTGATCCACAGAGTGGGAGGTTGATCTAATGGATGGTGATCTTTCTATAGATGCTCGGCAGGAAACCAGAATTGTCTGCCAAGAAATGAAATTGAAGCGAGCAGAGGAAAAGATAGGAGATCTGGAAGACCGAGTTAGGCAATTAGAAAGAAGAGTTTTTGCAGGGGCCGCTGTGGTTTCAGCCGCATTAGCGCTCTTGGGACTTTTGGCACAAATCAGCAAAGCTTACTTATGAAAAAACTTTTAATCCTTTTCCTCCTACTCTCTGCACCTGCAAATGCTGGGTTTAAGCATGAGCTAAAAACTGTGGTTTCTGGAGTCACAGATGGAGCCTATTCTCATGCAAAAAGAATTGGCTCTACAACATCATTTTCTTCTGAAGGAATTACAGCTTCTGCTGTGGGAGGTCTTACAGCTCCTGCAGAATCAAATGGTAGTCACACAGGAGTTGCTGCCACCTTGGGCACTCATACGTTTGCCCAGACAAGTGCAGGAAGTTCTACTTCCCTAACACAGTCATTTTTGCAAGGCGATGTTGTGCCTACTCAAACAGGAATAGGTATTACAAATGGAGCAACAACAACCTTATTAAGCCTTGGAGATACGGTTACTTATAGCGGTGGAAATTCTACAAATCAGGCTGTGGGCCTTACACAAGCTGGGGCCATTACTCTTACCCCAGGATCGGCTGGAAGTTCGGTTAGTGGAAGTATTTCAAGCATCGTAGAAATAGATTAGAAATGGGAATATTTTTTTTAATATTCGCTTTAGTAGGAATTATTTTTTGCTTATTGCAATTCATTTTCTGGAAATATTACATAGATAGATATTTATGAAACAATATTTATTTCTTTTGTTCTTATTAAATAGCAGTGTAAGTTTTGCTGTTCCGGTCATCCCAAATTTCGGAGCTGCAGCAACTCAATCTCGAACTGAGACACGAAATGAGACAAGGGAAATTATCCAATCTTATTCCTACAATACGGGCTATACTTGGAATCAGTCAGGAACAAATATTCAGGTAATTGGGGGAGGTACTGTTACACCTCAAACAATTAATGGAACAACAAATACTGTTAATGGAATTACTTCAAGATGGAAAACAATTGATCTAAATAACAAACCTCAATATGAACAAGTTATCCCTGGAGCTGGTACTCAATACAGTGAAAGCCTTATTGGACCTGGACTTGCTGAATATGTTCACATAGACCGCACTATTGAAACTCACTCAATAACAGATACATCCAGTGTCTTTAGTCAATGAAGAGAGTATTATCTGTTTTATTTATTAGTTTTACAACTCAATTACCTGCCTTAAGTAATGGCGTAAGCATGACAAACAACCCTGTAAGTAATAGTTCTGGCGGCGTTAACGTGACAGCAGTGCAGAATGTTCCATCTAGGCAATTTACAAATACTTTTTCTAAAAATAGTTTTCAATGTCAAGGTGACACCTTTGTTATTCAGCCTTTCGTTACTACTAATGCAAGTTTTACAAGGCCATTTAATTCTTATCGAATGGACCCAATCTTTGATGAAAGAGATAATACAGGATTAATTACAATTGACGATGATGGTAATGAAGTAGATGGACCTGATGGCGCTCCAGATAATCCAGGGGCAGTTTTGGGCTGGAAAAAAGTTGCAACTAACCAGAAAGAAAACTATTCAGTTAACCCAGGAATTAGCCTTTCTTGGAATATTAATTTAGATCGTCAATCTGTCCGGCGTTGTAGAGAAGGAGCCGAGCAAATGGTAAAACTTTTAACATTAGACGCACAGGACAAACGGTTAGCAATGGAGATGGGCAGGCTTTCAAAATGTGGTGATTTATTATCAAAGGGCATAAGATTTAAAGCAGGGACAAAATATGAATCTCTTTGCTCGGATGTGGAAATAGTGAATTTTATTCCAGTTAATAAACTTCCAGATCATAAACATTCAATTCCTACTTCTTTAGAGACTTCCAAAGCAAACTAATTTCTTTTTTATCTCTTTGAAGATCTTGTCTTTCTTTAACTGATAATTTCTTATTTGTTTTTCCTAGTTTCTTTTTTACCGCTGCAACAATTTTCTTTTTAATTGGTTTAGTTGTTTTATTTAAAAGCTTCACAAGAGGAGAAGCAAAGAGCGCTCCAGATGCTCCAAACAATGCAGTAGCAAATACACCAGCAACAAGAGTTGGAGGAGGCACATAGGCTTCTACTGTTTCAATGATTGGTATTGGTTCCCATAGTGTTAAACATTCCCCTGTAATTAAATCTCTAGTCCAGCCAGTGACCTTTGCCCTGCCATATTTTCCAACACTTCCAATGGGATATTCAGGATTTGTTGGAGGGCATGGAACAGCTTTTCCTTCATCTGCTTTAAAAGTATTTGCAGTTGTATTTTGTTTTTGCATTGCCTCGTTAGGCGCAATTTCTGGAGCAATGGGAGGAACTACTTTTAAATCTTTATTGAAATCAGGAGCAATAAAAATTGGCTGAGAATAATTACAAAGAACATAATTTCCATCTGGATCTGTATCAAAATGTCCACTCCCTCCAGATTCAAAATTTCTAACCTCTACACATCCAGGCATATCAATTACAAAAGGATCAACTACAAATGGAGCCCCTTCTGTAATAGGAGGAGGCAACACCAAAGGAGGATCTAAAATTATTGGTTCTTGAATCTGTGGCTCTTGTATTTGCGGACCATTGATAAAAGGCTCAACTATTTGAGGCTCTTTTATCTCCACTAAAAGGGCTTTTTAAATGAAGGTGTAGTTGACTTTGGAGAAAGAGTTGGAATTGGTGGTCCAGAAAGACTTGGCAATGAAATAGATTTCATTACAGAATCAACTACTTTGGATTTTAGTTTTTCTTGGTTCTCAGGGTTCTTCAACCACATAACCGTAAAAATAGTCCCACCCAAAAGACTGCCAGAAATAACAAAAGAAACAGCTCCAAGGATCCCTAAGATATTTTTCATGACTCTTTAGAAGGCTTTGCCTTCTTCTCTGTTGCAGGTGCCTTTGGTGGCGCTGTAGCAGCCTTTGGAGCTGGTTTGGCTACAACTTCATCTGGAACATCAACTTCTGTTTTAATAAGCATTCCAGCCACCCTCGTTTCAATAACTTTCTTGGCCATTTACATTACCCTTAAGGAACATGAATCAATTCTAAGCAATTGAACGAAAAGCAGCTCAAATTGTTCATAAGACAAGCATTCAGCCTAGATAATATTGCTGATGGTGTGATTGATCGACTTGATCCAAGTCTTAGACAATCAATGGCTTGGGTAAGAGGGAAAGTTTTAGAACTGCCAGATGCAAGTTTATTAAGGGAAGAAGAATGGAAAAAAATGATGGGTGATATTGGAACTTATTTGCAATCTGGAAATAATGTTTTTGCCCAGTTTTTAATTGATGATTTAAGAGTCTGGTATCCAGAACTAAAAAAGACTTCAGAGAAGATGATTAGAGAAATTTCTCCAGTCAAGCTTATGCCTGGAACTGCTGGACAAATAGAGGGAATGCCAACTATTGGAGGCCTTCAAACTGTAGAACTTCAAGACAGTGTGAAAGATGCAATAAGAAATACAAAAGTAAATAACACTCGTTTAGTAGATCTTTTTGGGCTTCAAGATGTTGATATGGCAAAGCCTGCAATCTTTAGGCAAACAATGACACCTTGGATTAAAAGCAATTTAAAAATAATTGATAGAACTGTTAGGACTGGAATATTACAAGGTGCAGATACTCAAGCAATTGCAGATCAAATTGCTGGAGTAATGATTACAGGAGTTAAAAAAAGAGGGGTCTTAGATCCTGCAACAAAATTATTTACAGAAGGAAAAGATGCTTATACACAAATAAAAGCACAAGCCAAAGCAGTAGCTCGAACTGCTGTTCAGGATATGAATAGACAAGTTAATGAACAGGTATGGGATGAACAAACTTTTTCAAGTGATTTGAGATGGGAATGGGTTGCAGCTTTTGATTCAAGAACTTGTCCTGTTTGTGCGCCGCTGGATAACATTTTGAGAAAGGATAGAAAATCTTTTCCTGAATGGCCTGTTCACGTTAATTGCAGATGTCAGGTTGTTTTAGTTGATCCAGAAGATACGGATGCAAGAGCTGGAATTGATATAAGTCCAGAAGAAGATGGCTTTGAGAAAAAAGGAGGGAGAAAATATAAAAGTAAAATCAATGTCAAAGGTGATCAATTCTATAGAAAAGGATTTGACGTTAAAGGAGAAAATCCAAGCTATGCAGATTTCCTTGCCCAATCGGACCGAGTAACACAAGGAACATTCTTTGGAGGTGGAAACGCTGGAAGTATTAGAGCTGAAAGATTTAGATCGTTATTGAAACAAGGTTATAAACCAAGAGAATCATTAAATAAATTAATTTCTAACGCACCAAGACCAAAAGGAAACATTAAAGCTTTAAGAAAAAATCCTCTTGATATAAGTAAAATTAAATTCAAAAGTGTAGAAGAATTAATACCAAAAAAAGGACTTTCTGATTTTGATTTTGGAGTACAGGAAGGAGGAAAAATATTTGATCAATGGGACAAAGAATTAGGATTAACAAATAGTTTTAAGGTTTATCAAAGTATTCAAAAGAAACAAAATAAAATCTTTGATCAGTTAATGGAAAGATATTTAGCAGTACCTAACGGGCCAAAGAAGGCAGCGGCTAAAGCTGCATTTTTAAAATCTACAAGTTATAGCCAAAGAGCTTTTGATAAATATAAAAATAAATTTTCAAAGATAAGGGAGAAGATGTTACAAACAAATTTAAGTGATGAAGAGGTAAATAAATTAGTTGATGGAGTTTGGTTTTCTGAGCATAAAATAATAAAAAATAGAGAGAATTATAAAAAAGGAACTGCTGAATTTATCAGAATGTTTAATGGTAAAGGCTTTAGAAAAGCAGTAGAGGGAAGTGCCACTGATCCAAGGAACTCACCAACAATTGGAATAATTCAAGCCTCAAATAAAAGAGCTGGGAATGGATTAAGAGGAACCTTAACTGTTCCAGAAGAATTTGATAAAGGAACATTGTTCCATGAAATTATGCACTCAGTAGAAGCCCAACGACCTTGGATGGGAAATGGAGCCAGAAAATGGGCAGCTAAAAAAGCATTCTCAAAATCGTATTTAGCCAATCCTCCTATTGATCCAATAGACAATCCAAAAGCATTTAAAAAGCTTACAAATATGTTGGATTTTCATTTCAAGGGAACGGCATTAGAAAAGCCACTGATAAGCATGAATGGACTTACAGGCAGAACTGGTTTTGATTCTTGGGAAAAGGGTTGGGCCGATAAATATTTAACTGAATATATGGGTAAGTATTACGACATGAAATCAATGGGTTTCCCTGATCTAGTAGCAACAGAAGTTTATACAGTTGCAGTTGAAAGACTTGCAGAAAATAACCCTACCCAGATTTCAAGTTTATATACAAAGCATCCTGATATTTTTAAATTCCTTATATGGTTAAGTCAGCAACCTTAAGAACAAACATTCTTTGGAACATTATATTCACTCTTTTCAAGTTTCTTTTGTTTCTCTGTTAACTCAAAAGAATCTTCTCCGAAAGTAGAAGATACTGCATAAACTAAATCACTAAAAAAGCAATTCTTTGGATTAAATGTATGACCATAAAGGCCAAATAATCCATCTAATTCTCTTCTCTGCCAATCAGCAACCGCTGCAATATCTCCCCTAACTCTTACCTTTTTTTGATCATGGGTAAAAGTTAAAGGTCCAAAAGTAGTTTTAACAATTATTCTTTCCATCTTTTCATTATATCATTAGCAAAAATTAAATACTATTCCTTAGGCAGAATATCTATATAATTAAGTCAGCTCCTGCGGAGCTTCAACTTTAACCATTACTCCATGTCTGAAAACGCTGAGGTGAACCCTGCGGGTGAAAGTCCTCAACCTCCTGCGGAGGATAAAAGCGCTAATGATCGTATTCGACTACTTGAAGCAAAAAATGCTGATTTGATAGTTGAAAAACAGAAAGTTAGTACCAAGTTTGATGAGATGCAGAAACAGATTAGGGATCTGGAAAACCTTCAATCAAAGCAAAAACAATCCAAGCTTGAAAAGCAAGGAGAGTTTGAATCTTTATGGAAGGAAGCACAAGGAACCGTTGCTGAAAAAGACAAGCGTATTTCTGAACTAGAGCAACAACTCGACTCAGAAAGAACAGCTACTCAACAGCAAACGATAAAAGCACAGGCTGTAAACGCTTTCTCTCAAGCTGGCGTTCAACAACCTGAACATATGTACGCTTTGCATCAGGACAGACTACGCATGAACGGAAATGATTTGATGGTTGTCAATGGGGGCGTTGAACAACCTTTAAATTCTTTTGTTGATGGCCTGAAGTCTCCTGATAGTCAATTTGCATATATGTTTGCCTCCTCAGGTGCGAAAGGTATGGGTGCTGTTGGATCTACTCCAAGTTCTATTGGTGGTCAGGAAAATCCTTACACCTCTGGAAATTTTTCCGCTGTTGTGAAATTGGAAGCTGAGAATCCCGACTTAGCCGCCCGATTTAAAGCACAAGCAGCGACAACAAAACAGTAAATTTTAATCATTAAAAATGGGAGTTTTTAATGGCAACTGGGGAACCTCCCCAAATGCCAACACTTTCACAAGTGACATAGATTCAGCAACTCGGTTAGCTACATCAGCACCGTTTGCAAAGTATCTAACAGAAGAGATTTTTCAAAAGTCTGCTTTTGTTCAGTCAGGCATTCTTCAAACAGATGCAAGACTAAATGGAATTACAGGTACAAGGGTTGAACTTCCTTTCTTTGCACCTCTAAACCCAACAGAAGAAGTTGTTAAAAGTTCAGCGACTTGGGGAACCAACTCCGCTGGTTACTACACAACACAAAAGACAACAGCTTCAACCCAATACTGCACAATCACCACAAGGGGATTCAGCTATGCAGCCGATGACCTTTCTAGTTATCAAACTGGAGAAGATGCACTTGGGAATATCCGTTCACAATTAGCGGATGCAATTAACGTCAAGATGACAGCGAAGTTAACTTCAATGTTAACTGGAATCATCGGACCTTCTGGCCCACTAGCTGCAACCAATGTTTTAGATAAGTCTATCTCTAACGCTGGTACAACTAAAACAGAAGCTCATTACTTGACAGCGGCCAACATTACAGAAGCGAAGTACAAGCTAGGGGAAAGAGCAAGTGACCTAACAACTCTTGTTGTGCATCCAAAAGTTGCTGCATACATGGAGCAAGTAGGTATGCTCACATTCTCAACTTCAACTCTTGCAGCGTCTGGAGCTGTAACTTGGGGAGGAGGAGGCGTTGGCGTTGACAATACTCAAGTTGGCCGTTTCGCCGGTTTGAATGTTGTTGTTGATGGTCAAATGCCAGTACGTGGAGCATCTGGAGAACATGAATTTTTCCCTTGCTACTTAACAGGTACAGGACTAATTAAAACTGGTTCACAATTCCCTCTTCTCATTGAGACAGAGAGAAACATCCAGTCTCTCCAAAACAATATGGCTGTTACTTATAACAACGCCATGCACGTTCTTGGAACTTCTTGGGGTGCTAGTTTTGATGATCCATCAAATGCCCAGCTTGCGACTGCTGGTAACTGGAGCAAAGCTTACTCTGAAGCTAAATTGATTCCTCTAGTTGAATTGATTGTAAACTCTCCTTTTGGTGGCACGGTAGCTTAAGGCTCGCTAGGCTAAAGATGCTCTAGAAATAGTTCATCTAGGGTGGTGCTTGATTAAAAGAGATGGAATTGGGGGGCTTGCATTCCCCCCTTTTTCATTTGTATTTTTCTTTTAAACCTATGTGTGGACTTAAAAGAATGATGTTTTACAAGGGAAAACCTGAAGCAAAAAATTCAAGGTCTAAAGTAATTAACCTTCCCCCTAGAGAGGCGCAATTAAAACAGTTACAATTAAATTTAATGGGCTGGAAACTTCTTTATTCCTATGACATTTGATTCAACACT